TTCTGTTGATGCCAGAGAATTTATTTTAAATGTATCAAATAATAATGCTAAAATCTTAATAAATTATATGGAAAAATTTAAACTATTAAACACAACTATTGATTTACAGTTAGCAACTAACGTTTGCACTAACATCAGTTTTTTTACATTTGAAAAATATACACTACTATTACAAACAAACAATCTTTCGTCAGCAGTTAAATTATTATATAATATTTATGATAATGGATATTCTGTTATGGATATTCTTGACAATTATTTTTTATTTATTAAAATTACAAATATACTAACAGAAACTCAAAAATATAATATTATTCCCATTATTTGTAAATATATAACCGTTTTTCATAATATTCACGAAGATGAAATTGAATTAGCATTATTTTCTAATAATGTATTCAAAGTTTTTCATACAGATTTATTTAATCTTTAGTGAACCAAAAAATATAATTTATATTTACTTATTATAATATGTCATCACAAATATTTAAAGAACATGTCCCTCAAGATTTACTTATAAAATTATTAGAGGACATTGCTATTACAACAGATAAATGTTATGTTCTTAACAATAATTCATATAAAAAAGGAATATTTAATAATGCTATTGAAGACTTTATTAAGAAATGTATTCCTTATTATCATATATCTAAACGAAAATACTTAGAGACAAAAATTACATATAATTCATTTATGACTATCATTAGACAAATATGTAATTTCAACAAGATTAAATATACATCACAAATTAAATATGATAAATCATCATATGATATTATTTATTACATATATTTTACACCTTTACACCCTTGAAGATTTAAAACCGAACCCTTTATAATTTTACACGTTTTACTTGTTCCCCCCATTCGTCTATATCAATTACAACGCAGTATTTTCTTAATTTATGCTTAAATTTTTGAATAGGTGATTTTACATTAAATTATATATTTCAATACATAACGCAAATTGTGTATCCATTATATCAATATGAAATAATATAATACAAATATACTATATTATTTTATTTGAATTTTTATTCCTTTGAATGCATTTTATGCTTAGTCTTAAAATAGCCTTAAAATATAATTCGGTTATAGAAAAAAATTGAATTATATTATTCATATAATTTTATTCATAAACTAATATGGAATCTCAATCAAAAATTAAATTAGATAAACTAAATGATGAATTAGCTATTATCGATTCTAAATATCATGAATCGATCAGAATTGCTAAACAACATAATTTAAAAGTTGACTACTATAGATGCCAAAGAAACGATATACGCACACAGATAAATAAATTACAATACATTGTAATGACTGAAGACATGTTGGGATTGCTTCATGAGATTAAAGGTTCAGAAACTCTACAAAAAATAGAGAAACTTGCTATTTGCAAAGGAATTGATAAAACTAATAATAGTAATAGTAATATATGGCATGAATTGAAAAAAGTTGTATTAACTGTTCTTAAATTTAAAGAACAATATCCTGGCTGGACACTTAATACTGTTAGATGTTTTGGAACACATGATGATTTAAAAAAGTTATATAAATATGGCTTTAAATCTCAATATGGACATTATATGTCTTACGGAGATATTGAAGAAGTTGACGAAGAATTTTACGGAGAAGATAATTAACTCATAATATTTTTTATTCAGCATCATATTCATCATCATTATAGGTGTATTTTAACATTTTCAATATTTTAATTATTTGTTTTCGTAAAGGATAAATATTAGAATATGCAACAAGTTCATTAGATTCACCCATATTTTTCTTAAAATAATCATACGTTAAATCTGCATATACATATTTTTCTAAATTATCATATTTATACAAAGATAAATTAAACCCTTCTTTACTTCCCATTACAAATTCAATTAAATCACACAATGTATGTTTTGAAGAACAATGAACTGAATATGGTGAATAACATGCTTCATTTGTATTTTCACGTTTGCCTTTTAAAAAAAATGAATTATGATTTCTACTAAACCCTATAAATACGTGTATCTATTGGATATTTCTCAGCATTATCTTTTTCTTCAATACATAAAATCAATTGAGTATCATTTTCAGACATTTTATATATATTCATATTATCATATTTTTATATTGTTTATATATATATTATTTATATATATCTAATGTCCTAGCACTCGGATCTGTAGCAGTTGTATATTTTGGCATCCAATAATATGGTAATATATGTGAACAATTTGCATAATGTTTATCAAAAATACGTTTATAGTATAACTTTTCTGTTTCAATATTTGCATCATATGTTGTATTATTTTCTTGATTTAATTTTTCAGCTATTTTCTCTTGTAAAATGATATATAATGAACGTCCATGTGAACTTACACCATCACTAAATGCTTCTTTTTTTCTTAATAGAATTTCATATGGTAATAATTGTCTACCATTCTCAGTCAAAAAATAATCTTTTGTAAAACTATTTCTCAACAAATACTTCTCAATAGAATGATTCATTTTGTTTGTATGATTGCGAAATTCAGGAGGTATTGATAATATATAATTTACAAACGATTTATCCAAAAACGGTGTTCTTGGTTCAAGACCATTAGATGATATAGATTTGTCTGAACGTAACACATCAAATAAATGTATATCCTTTAATAATCGTCGCGTTTCCTTATCAAACTCAATATCGTCAGGACATTTATTCATATATAAATATCCCCCAAATAATTCGTCTGAACCATCACCATTAAAGATTACTTTTGCATTTGAATTACTAGAAATATATTTTCCTAGTAAATAATTTCCTATACTAGCTCTTACAGTAGTTGTATCGTAACTCTCAATTGCCTCAATTACTTCTGGAATGACATCAAACATTTCTTGTTCAGTAACAATAATTTCAGTATGGTTTGAACCAATATAATCAGCCACTATTTTTGCGTATTTTATATCTTCTGAGTCTTTTAATCCAATACTATATGTTTCTATTTGAATGCATTTTGTTTTAAAGTAATTTGCGACTAATGCCGCTATTAAACTACTATCTAGACCTCCACTTAATAAACATGCTACTGGTCTTTCTGTAGTATTGCATCGTTTTTCAACAGATATTTTTAAACGCTGAGAAATATTGCATATAATATCTTGTTTGGCAATAGCAACTCCTATATGAGGCAATGTATATGAAAATGTTGGAATATAATAAATTTTGTTAGTTATGATTGGTGTCCATTCTTGTTCTTGGTAGTTTAAAAGTGAATATGTTCCTGGTTCAAATTGTTCTAAACTACTGTTATTGTGTTGTAAAACTGAATTATAAAAATAACATAAACATTTTAATTCTGACGCAAACCCATACATGTTATTATTATGCATTTTATATAATGGTCTAACTCCTAATGGGTCTCTTGCTATATATACTTTATTACACCCGTCTCTTTTGTCATATAATACAAATGAATAAACACCATCTAACATAATGAGCGTTTGTTCAATTCCGTATTTAAGGAACAAATGAATAATTACTTCACAATCTGAATCAGTTATGTTTATTGTATCTAGTGTTTCATATAATTGTTTATAATTATATATTTCTCCATTACAAATTAATACAATGTCTTTAAAAACTATTGGTTGATTTGACTCTTGGTTGAGTCCATTGATTGCCAATCTATGAAAACCAAGACACATTTGCAAATAATGATGTTCTAATATTGAATATTCTGGGCCACGTCGTTTGCCCTTCATAAATTGATACTTAATTATGTTTTGGTCTAATTTATTACCAAAAATGGTCGGATTTAAAAGTGCAAATATCCCACACATGATTTATAGATAGCATTATTTCTTTAATATGTTTTTATTTTAAGTTTTGCATCGGGGTCTATGTGTAAAAAATTTGTCATTTATTTCCCACCCACACTGAAAATTTGGATATATTCGTCAACAAGTCATATTTACTAGAAATTAAGCTGTCAAACATAGAATTGAAATTTTGCCGAATTTTTCAATCATAAAAAATTTTCAAAAAGTATTTTAGGTTTTCAAAAATGGACAAAAATAAATGTCCAAAATCGGAAAACCGAAAAAAGTTTTGAAAAAGGGGGTCTAGTTCGAGGTTTCTTATCATAATGATAAGAGTCGTTGAAAAAACTAAGAAAAATTTGTTACGATAAAATTTTTATATATTTTTCGAAAAACTATTTAGGGGTTTTTTATATTGCTAATATAGCAATGTTTAGCAATAATTTTACCCCAAAAAAACCCCTGGAAAATATGCAAATTTTTGTTTGTGAAGTTTGTTACTTTAATACGTCTAATAAAAAAGATTACAATAGGCATCTTTTTACAAAAAAACACAAAAATAACACCTCGCAATGTTTTTCAATAAAAAAACCCCAAAAAACCCCACATGTATGTTCCTGTGGAAAAATATATAGTGACCCGTCGGGTTTATGGCGTCATAAAAAGAAATGTACAGAACAAATACCCCAACAAAATTTACCATTTGACAAGGAAATAATGATGGAACTCATTAAAAACAATACAGAAGTTCAAAAAATGATGATGGATGTAATAAAAATGGGAACTCATAACACAAATTGTAACAATCTAACTAACAACAAAACATTTAATTTGAATGTATATTTGAATGAAACATGCAAAGATGCAATGAATATTTCAGATTTTGTTAGTTCGATAAAGTTGAACCTTGAAGATTTAGAAAATACTGGAAGAAAAGGTTATGTAGAAGGTATATCCAGCATATTATTAAAAAATTTGAATAACATAGAACATCATATGAGACCAATACACTGTAGTGACCAAAAACGAGAAATATTGTATATAAAGGATAACGATAAATGGGAAAAAGAATGTGATGATAAGCCAATTTTAACAAAAGCAATTAAAAATGTGGCTAATGAGAATATAAAACAAATTAAATGTTGGAGAGATAAAAATCCAGATTGCACCAGTTCAACGTCGAAAAAAAACGACTTATATTTAAAAATTGTTAGTAATTCAATGAATGGATTAACAGAAGAAGAAGGTAAGAAAAATATAAATAAAATAATAAGCAATGTAGCAAAAGAAGTCGTAATCGATAAGAATTAATTATATTATTTTTCGTAAAATATAAAAAATATAAAATATAAAATATAAATTATAAATTGTATTTTATATTATAATGGACTATTTAGAACATCTTAAAGATTATCCATATAATGATAAAATAAGACTAGGTTCTAATAATTCTGGTGGTGGTTTGTTCTAATTGTGTGAGTTGCGAAAACAAAAAAATCGTATTTAGAACAAGGGACGCAAATTTCTCAATAAATATTTTGAAATTAACAAAATGTTGGATAGAGAAACAAACAAAACCAATAGAATTTCAAAATAACATGTCGTCTTTCACTTCTTCAATAACCAAAGAGAAGAAGAAAAAGTAAGACCATCAATATTGATTTTACCTTTTTTATTTTTTAATGCTGTAAAAAACGGCGTTTGAAATGTAAAAAGGTGTAAGAAATTGAATATTACGGTAAATTTCCAGAATTTCTTGCATGAGGGACATGGTCTCCCAAAAAATTGGGTTTTGGACCGAAAATATTCATTGTTCCATTGCTAAGAGGAACTTTCCAAAAACCAATCCAATCTGGTCTTGAATTCTCCATAGACTCAATAACACCGTGTTGACTATCCGGCGCTAATGCCAAAACAATATATTTCGCCAAAATAAATTGGCTATCAAATATTTGTTCAGGACTCATACGTGCAAACCATTCATAGTGACGACGCTTCAAAATCATTTTATCAGGAATCCAAATGCCATACATTTTTCCATAAAAGTGAATGTAATTTTCGCCTAATAATGTCTCCACTGTTACCGGTTCGTCGTCAATCGTTCGTGTACCAACATCTGTCCCCGGAATCAACCGAACCTTCCCTTTGGAAATCTTATTTTTGCACCATTTATCAAACTCCCCTAAAAATTTCGTTTGTGCGGTATAATCATCTGAAATGGTGCGTTGCATAAAATCAATAAATTGTTTCACAGTTTCGTTCTCTTTTTTGGCTCCCATAAAACAAGCATTAGGATAATATAATTTGTTAGTTGATGTAATATTTGAATCATAATCTTCGCAAACAAACATAGAATCATCATTTGTTCCACGATTATACATTGTTATTAAATCTCTAAAACATAGAAATGATATAGGAACATTTAAACCACCATACGTGTAAATTAGTTTAGACATAGCAAGTTGTCTTACATAACCTTTCATTGGGTCAGTAAGAAGACTTAAATTAATATTCCAATTAGGAATAAGTTTTTCAAATGTACCATCATCAATTATCACTATTTTAAAAGATTTATCACAATTTTTTATAATTGATTTAACGGTTAAATATAAATAAGGCTGATTTAGTTCAAATGAACTTCTAGAACCAAAGCTTAACCAGTTACGACTATTATATTCGTGAGGAACGTGTATCCATAACAACGGTTTTTTACTCTTATCTAAAGTTTTATCCTTTAACAAGTATTTTTTAATTTCTCCATATTCGTCAAATGAAACCTTATTGGTGATTTTTTCCAAATATTTTTGATATAATATAGCCAATGATATAAGTATGACAAATAATATAATATAATTAGCAACTAACATATATATATACTTGTAAAAAAACTATAGCCAAATATAATTAAATATTATACATTTATTACCAACCAGTAATTTGTTTAAGGTCAGACCAAAACCCATTTTGCTTTTCTTTCATTTTTTCAGCTTCTTTAGCATATTTAAATGCTAATGCCGCAGATTGTTTTTCATTATTTTTTTGAGTTTGATGTAGTTTGCGTTCACCTTCTTCTTTTGAAATAGGTGTAATATTCACTTTTTCGCGATGTGCTTTATATTCGCTTACACTATTGAATTTTTCCATTTTATTATAATCATCCTGTGTAACAGGAATTAGCGTTTCAGTATATGCTTGTCTTAAATCAGTATAAGATTCAGTAGATAAATCGCCTATTCCATCAAGAAGCGAACCACCCAAACTAGATGTTATGTTATCTGTAATGCCTTTATATATACTAACAGCTTGCATTTGTTTCTTTTTTTGTTCAAAAGCATCGTTCATATTTCCTTTAGTTATATTTTCACCAATAGAAATAAATCCATCATTGGATTTAAGCCAATCGCCATATCCGTGTTCGTTAGGGTCTTCTAGTCTATGTTTTTCAAACGCTTTATTGAACATATCATTGAAATTTTTCGGGTCTTTGAATGCCTTATTTTTATCAAACATATTATCAAGAAGTCGTTTATTACTTTCATCAAAATAATCCTCATTATTTTGTCTTTTGTTAGTTGATTTATTTTGAAACTCATAAATGCCATATAACCTTTTGTATGCATTTGAAAAAAATATAAAATATTTGGAATCTAGTCGTGATTTATCAGGATGCATTTTAAGCACTATTTGTTTAGCATTTCTTAATGAGTCTTCTGTTAGTTTGTTCTCGGTTATATTAAATAAATTGTATAAATCGTCTAAAGAATAATTTTCTAAATCTAAATCTAATGTGTTAAGTGTAGTATTTTGAAAACTAACAGGCTTAGATAATTTGGAACGATTTTGTGTTTCATATATTTTTATACCAGATTTTGGACAACTTGTTTGTTTCATATATAATATAGTTTTTGAATATTTATTTATAATGTGAACTAAATATTCAAAAATGATAATGAATCATTGAACAATTATTTGGTTCGCAATGGCCGTCATATAAATATAGTTTATAAACTATGGGTTTCGATATATCATAAATAGGAACTAATCTACAAGGGTTGCAAATAATATTATTTATGACAAAGTTAGAAATAGTTTGCATCGAAATAGGTATATTTATGCGTTCATTTTGAGGTGTAATAAAATAAAGTTGTTTAATTTCTATATTACCAAAATGCTGAATTATATTTGAATGTAAATTTGCAAGGGTTTGATTTTTGTATATACTAACAAAAGTGCTATATCCACAACATTTAGTGACCTCAAATGTATACATTAAATTAGTAATATTACGTAAAAACTCTTCGTACTTTTCCTGATAATGTTTTTCTATATTCATTTTATCTATATATTATGTAATTTAATATTTAATTCATTTACTTATAATAACAATTTGTCCCAATCCTAATATAAAAATCAGTTTGCAATCTATCATTTTCTAAGGAATTCCTTTCTTTGCATAACTCGTCATACGATTTTAGAATTATACAATTTTTATTTCCAGTTGTATCTGACATATAAGCCGTTTTTACATCTTTACTCACTATTCCATAATAATAATATCCGTCATTATATCGTTTTTTCTGCAATCCCAAGTCCTTCAAATAGTTCGATAACCTATTTTTGAAACTAGATAATTTAGTTTTGTCGATTTTACATAAAGTATTGCTTTCTAGAACATTATCGTATAATACAGATGCTTTCATTTTATGATTAATATCGTCAGATAAGTCAAAGAATTGTCTAAAATAGTTTTTAACACTCTCTTCTTCTTGCAAGAGCGGTTCGCTAATTGTTTGTTTGTTAGTTATCAGTTCTATTAGTTGTGATGTTGATGATAGTGTTTTATTGATTTCATCTACATTGTTAAAAATAGTATTATTAAAATTATTATTGATAATTGTTTCGATTTCTTTATTTTCTGAATTATACGTAAACAATTCGGTAAAGCCGTATTCCGTGTTGTCGAAAATAGTTGTAATGGTTAATAAATCGGGATTATTAATTACTATTGTTTGCAAAAACATTAAGTTAATAATTACAATAATTAATTGGTTATTTGATTGTTTTATTTTTTTTTCTTCAACTACATTCCAAGATAAACCAAATCTAGACGACATTTGACTTGTATCATTATTATCTAATGACATATTTGATGTCATAAATGGGTCTAAGCATTCAAGAGATTCTAAAGTGCGATGAGGAACTGGTGGTAAAAAATTTGACATTGGATATTCATTATTGTTAACAGTTTTTTTAGTATCAATATATTCTATTGGTGTAGTGGTCATTTGTGTAGTAACTATTGGTATAATATGCATTTTTTTATATTGTGATGGACATTCCTTTTTTATGCCATTTTGTATATAAAAATAGTTATCGGTGTATATTAATGATGTAGGTATAGTTATTCCTAAATCAGTGAGTGTTTTTGATTTCTTTATAGTTTCTTTAGTTGTATTTTTTTTGAAATTGGAAATTCCTATTAAAGTTTCTAGTTGTAGTATATTTTTTGCAAAACTAATGCTTTGCAATATGTTTGGAATGTAAGTATTAATAAATAAATCCTTATGTGTACAATTTATATTTTTGTATAATATCGAACCAATATTAATATCATTTTCTAAAACTATATTGGTCTCTTCAATATCTATATTTTGTCTACACATATTATACCACTGAGTTATTATATTAATCTTAGAATCGTCTATTTTAACAACTGGCATAAATGTATCATCTTCAAAATTTAACAAAATAATTTTATGTTTATTCGCATTTATTATATTTATATCTGGAGCAGACTTATTAATAATGTTAATGTATTTATTGTTATTATTTGTATCATTGTTATTATTTGTATCATTGTTATTTTTGTTATAATCCAAATGTAAATTTTCACACAAAACTTTCGATTCATTATTAACATTTGCATAATCATGTTCATAGTATTGGCAACCGTTACTTTGTGTCTTATATCTAGCAAAATCCTTATCAAAATCTACTTCATTGTCTTCAAAATCAAATTTCTTATCTAAATCTACAACATCAGTACGTTTATTTTTATTATATTTATTATTGGTAGAATAAGTTTTGGTATTACATCCCGCAGCGCTATGAATAATAGATTTTACTTGTTGTTCAATACATTTTTTGTCTATTTTTTGTTCGGCATTTTTTATAATATTAGATTTAGATGCAATATTCCTAGATGCAACATTTCTAGATGCCAATTTTTTATTAATTTGTACTGCTAAATATTTATCAATAATATTGGATATATTGTTGACTTTAGTGTTGGGTTGTGTAGCCCCCTCTACACTAGGTTGTTCAGGAATAGGCATGTTGCTCTCGTTTTCTGCTAAATTATTATTTTCACTTGCACCAATATTGGTATTAAATGTTTGGTCTACACTTTCTTGAAATGGGTATTCACTCATATACATTTGTTATACATATTTTTTAAGTAATTTTAAACGCATTATTCTTTCTATAAATTTAGATATTGAAAAGCGAAAAAAATGATATAGTTATTATATACTTACAATACAATAACTATTTATTATGTCTAGAATCGATATTAACGAGACATTTATAAAACATTATTCTGTTGGGCTACAAGATATTGGTGATAGCCGTTCAGAACATATGCAAATACAAACTACTGGCGAATATATTGATACAGCTCATTATCCTATTCTATATGCATTGCGTAAACTAAATTATGTGCAATATTTTACAAAAGAAGAACTTAGTTATTTAGAACAAGTAGTAATCGTAAAAATTAGAACAAGACAACTACAAGAACGCATTGATAATTTGCAAAAATATTTAGATGCTTAATGTGTTATTCTTCTTTTTTGTGGTTGTAACAGATAACAAATGTAGAGCACACCGTTTAAAAAATGCGTCTAATTGGTTTGGGTCAGCTCCAGTAATAGAATCATCGGGTATAAAACTAGTGTTTCCTTTTTTATAACATAATAATACAGGAACTCCATTTACCATTTTTTTACTTTTCAAATAAGTATATAAATCAATTGATTCGTCTACATCAATTTCACAACAAATAACATTATCAGGTGAAGATGCGAAAAACGCGTCAACAACGGGTTTAATGCGTTTGCACGGGCCGCACCAAGATGCGCCTAATTTGAGTATGACTAACCCGGGGTTTTTCTCTAATAGGTGTATAAAATGTTCTCTAGATTGAAAATATGAAATAATCGTTTTTTTCGACATTATTTTCTACTAAAAAGAAAGAAAATAATTTATTAGTATAAACGGTAATTCATTTAGAGCCTTTTTGTACGTTTAGAGCATTTATTCAGTTTGTGTGTAAATCGTCTTTTTCTGCATTGTTTTCTTTTTCTGGTTTTAATTATTCTTTTTTTATGCCGTCTACTTTTACGTTTTTTACCACCTAAATTAGGCTGAGAATCTGTTTCGTCTGTTATTTGAGACATATTTAAATCATCATACATTCCCAAATCATCCTGTATGACTAAATTATCAGCTTGAATATCTACTGATGTAGGAATATTTGTAGATATAGTTTGTATCAATTGTTCAACTTGTTGTTCTTGTGGAACATTTAATATAGCTGAAACTTGTTTACTTGCTTCACTAGCAGACGATTGATTGGATTTTTCAGAAGCAACTGATGTGTCTTGTACAATTGAAATATTTCCGGTGCTATCATCAAAATCAATTGTAAAATTAGAATAATCCCCCGCAATTGCATATGTTATAGCGGTTAAAGTCGTCTCGCTTATTTTTTGAATTTCACCAGTTACTAAATTGCAACCGCTAGAAAATCGGCTTGTAATACATTCTCTTGTATTTCTGCCAATTGTTTCAAGAATATCTTTAATAGGAACACCACCTGCGCTTAAACAATATAACCCAGAGGCAACCATAGTGGTTGTTCCTAAATATCTTGATAATGATATCAATAATCCTCCTTGACTGTATGTTTGTTGAGTAGTTATTACACCACTTAACATGGAACAACCAGCAAGTATAGAACCTATCTTAGATAATACTGATGAAGAATTATTATAACCATATGATGCCATTTCTGTATAATATTGAATTAACGCATTAAATAACCCTTTTACATTTTCTCTTAATTGATTAGTATCATATTCCAATTGTTCATGAGATTCAAACGAAGTTACAGTGTTATTTATTAAAGAATGTAATGATGTATTTAATGCCAAACGTTGAGTTCTATTTAATCTTCCATAGCTACTGGTTAATGCTTTATTTATAGATTGGATTAATTCTAAATTTTCTCGCGTTATTTGTTCCGCTTCCATTTGTTGCATTTCCATTGAAATTGCCTCTCCCAAACGTTTTTGTCGACTTTTTTGTTTAGCTGCGTTTTCTGCAATTATCGCATTTGCTTGTGCATAAAGTGCATTTGCAAGAGAAACAGCTTCTTCTTCGGAAATATCCGGATCTTTGGTATCATCAACTTGTCCATTTACAATTTGTTGTACTAATTCGTCTAATTTCATAACATTATCATTTGTGACTGTAGAAACCGCTGCTGGTTTTAGAATTGTTGGTTCTGGAGGTGTTAATAATAATTCTTCAAAATCGTTTGATAGAGGTTGTGGTTCTACAAATTCTTCTTTCGTTTGTTTCTTGTTTGATGGAATATTAGGGGAAAATGTTTTTTGCGGTTCACTTGAACTAGGTGTTACTTTAGTTTTTGAAGCATACGCGCCTGCTGGTCTTTCTTCTAGACGGGCGCTTGAACTATCTGCTGTTTTAGATTTTTTTGATTTAGAATATAATGCTGGAGTTTCTTCTAGACCGTCACTTGGTAATTGGAAATGCCTTTTATTAGATGTATTTGTGTTCATTATATATATTTCTAATATTTTAATTTTTATACTTTTTTACTAAATTATTGATACTTTTGTTTTTATTGATTTCATATATATGTTATAATAGATATTTATTATCATTAATAAATGTTTCTAATTCATTAATATCAATGTCATGCATTTCTACATGTGCTTCCCAAAAATATCTACAATATGCCCAAATAAACCCGCATTTGCCATTATAAAAATGATCATATTTTTTAAGCAACTCAATATATAATTTTGTAGGCAATAAATCTAACGAAGACCTTGGTAAAACATAACATAATTGTACTATTTCTGAAACAGGATTTGGTGGTTTTTCTGGAACAAATATTGTATCGAATAAAGGAATTACTCGTATAAGGTCTTGTAACAATGGCGGATAATTATATTTATAACTCCAACGCCAATCGGGACATCCAGATGTATAATATTTCATATTCCATTCAAGACCTTCCAAATAATTGATAGAAATGTCTTTCCTTTTTGAATTATCTAAATCGCTTTTAATGTTAAATAATGCGTTATAATATCGTTGTTGCCAATTTGGTTTAAGTGGGTTTATGAATTTTTCAATGTCCCTATTATAAATAGGAAGTGATTCGAATTGCTTTAATTTTTCTTCAGGAGTAGTGTCTGGTAATTTATATCTTTCTTTTTTATTACGGGATGTGTGTTCTTTAATCATAAATTCTTCTTCTTGATTAGCTAATAATTGAACAACTTTCCTTACATTTATCCAAAAAATAGTTTTTCCGTCAGTTAAATTTAAATCACTTTCACCAATAGTTGCTTTATATGCATTAATCATTTTATCTACACCTCCAGTTCTAATATTAATAGAAGGGAAATGTGGTAAAAAATCGTTTCCTAAAAAGAAACATAGGAAAATATAATCATAAATTTTATTTTTTTGTTGCTGAATAGTCATTTCTTTATCATTATTCATATATTTAGCAAGAATATTTGCAAATTCAGGCATATCTAATAGATAATTCGCATTGGGTTCTAATGATGAATCAATAGATTGAATAAAATGTGGTGTTTCTCTGAATAAATATAACTTAGGGGTTACTGGTAAATGATTCATAGAAAGCATAATAAGGTCTGCATCTAATCCATATATTACACTGGTTTGATTTTTATGTTTATCTGTTTGAGTTCGAATATATTCGAATATTTTGTGTTCCCCTTCGCCAAATTTATTTGAACCAGAAACAATAACATTAGAAACATGTAATCGTTTACATGTTTGTTCATTAAAATGATTAGTAATCATTGTATTTAATTGATACATAAAATTAGTTCCAGGTGTAATAGCAACAGTATTCCATGGATCCTCTTTTTCTTTGTTAAATAATTGCCGAGATATTTGATTTTGATACCACGATTTATAACGTCTGGAGCGTTGTTGGTCACATTTAGCTTTTGGGGCAACCCCGTCAAACGCAACAAATACAGTTTTTGACGGTTTAATATTATGAATATATTCTTCTATTTTTGAAATAACATTTGTAATAATTTTAGTGGATATAGATTCCGTTATTATTTCAGTGTCAATTTTGCTATATATGTCATATATAATAGAATTTGCATCTAAATAAAAATTATCTACAATGAGTGCTTCGTTTACATATTTTTTAATAATTGATGGGTAATTTTTTATAATAAAACTAAAGTATGAGGGTATCCCCATTATCTATAGTTATATATTTGATTATATTTAATATTGTTTAAAATATATAATACTTCTAACATATAATACTTCTAACATATAATACTTCTAACATATAATAAAAATGTAATATCTATAATAGTTAAGCTAAAAATATAATTAGGTTAGTTTAGTAAAAGATATAATTATATACTATAGTATATATAAAATGGCTAATTTGAAAAAAAATGGTCAAGAAATTAAAGTGTTACTTGAAAAAAAAATGGGATTTTTTCAAACAGTTATTCAAAAAACAATATTACATATACAAAAAAATAAAATGTTACATATTGTTGAAATTAGTGATGTAAATATGTGCATAAATACACTTGTAGAACTTAGTAAAAAAATAAAAGAAATGCCAGATGTTAGTATAAAAGCCAATGAAGATAATATTATTGCAATTCTTCAAAATATAAACAACGATTTATTAACACTAATTAAAATTTATGGGACTGAATCATTCGAAGATTTATTATGGATATGTTTTGGAAATAATTCTGTAAATACTTATGCATTATCTGATATGGATAAAAGTAAATTTGAATTATTGAAGCAATATTTTCATCCGACTAGTTATAAAGTATTGGGAGTAAAAAAAAATGATAATGACAACCCAGTAAAAATAGATGATTGTTCGTTAAATGAAAAATCAAAAAATTTAGATTGTATTGATATATGTATTAAAACAAAATATTTCCATTTAAAAGTATATGGCATTCAACTGATAATTCATAATCCAAAACACAACAAAAGTTTATTAATTACAGGAATTGTTGATGATATTATGGTTGAATTTTTAAATAATAAATATATTACATTAAAATACCAATCAATAAAAGAAAATGCTCCACAAAATCAAGAATTTAAATGCGAGAATTTTAAACGGTTTATTCAATCGTTAAATTTAAAAGATTATTTAATTTTTGAAACACATGAAATATATTCAAAATACATGGGTTATTTAAGTCAATTAAAAAATATACGCCAAAAAACAATAACACAAACTGTAAAAGATTTTGTTAGTTCAGATTTATTTATGAAACGTAATATAATTGTTCAATTGTTAGTTAAAATAGATAATCATGAAAATCAGTATTTGGCTTATTTATTATATGATTTATTATCAAATGATACGAATGGTAATATAGATACACATGAACAAATTACATTACTTGATAGTTTGCCATGGCAAATAAAGCAATATTTTAATGATGCAATGAAAAATACAATTCATTATACAAATAATTTGGCTAATTTTGATATACAAAAAATACCATTAGAACAACAAATTTGTTTATTGAAAGTTCCTGAATCGGTAAAAGAAAAAGCAATGCAAAAGTTAAAAGAAATTAAGGCGAAATCAGAAGATTCTTGTTCAAAGGCAAGACAATATTTAGATGGGTTATTAAAAATACCATTTAATATTTACAGAAGAGAGTCTATTTTAAATATAATGTCTGATATAAAAATTCAATTTATGAATATGACTCAATTAACTAAAACTAATATTCCAATTAAAGAAAAATATACTAGTTTGGAAATAATATCAGCGTTAAAAATGATAAAAAATGAGTATAATGAAATATCATATATATGTGACAAATTAGATAGTTTATCATCTAGTGAATTAAAAACAATAGTTATCAACATAAATGAAAACATAATAAAAAATAAATTAGTATGTAAAAAACTGAAAATAAATAACAGAAATATGATTGAAAGAAAAAACGATATTATTGAATTTATAAAGAATAATAATATACTAAACTATGATTTATTAGAATTATTCAATATAAAACCCAATTTATCGAATTTGTTAGTTTGTGTGAATGAAATAGAGATAAAATATGGTGAAATAAATGCTTATATGACAAATGTAAAGTCTACTTTAGATAAAGCTGTTCATGGTCATGATAAGGCAAAAAAACAAATAGAAAGAATAATTGGTCAATGGATAAATGGTAAACAAGATGGTTATTGTTTTGGTTTTGAAGGTCCAGCTGGTGTTGGAAAAACTACATTAGCAAAAAAAGGATTAGCTGATTGTTTAAAAGACGAAAATGGTGTATCAAGACCATTTGCTATGATTCAAATGGGTGGTGATGCAAATGGTTCTAGTTTGCATGGTCATAATTATACTTATGTAGGTTCAACATGGGGTTCTATTGTTCAAATATTAATTGATAAAAAATGTATGAACCCGATTATATTTATAGATGAAATAGATAAAATATCGAAAACGGAACATGGTAAAGAAATTATTGGTATTTTAACACATTTATTAGATCCAGCACAAAATGATTGTTTTCAAGATAAGTATTTTTCTGGAATAGATTTAGATTTATCAAAAGCTTTATTTATTCTGTCGTATAATGACGTAGATGCAATTGATAAAATTATGTTAGATAGAGTTCATCGTGTTAAATTTAAAAATCTGACATTGGAAGAAAAATTAGTAATATCAAATACTCATATTTTGCCAGAGGTATATGAAAAAATGGGTTTAGAAGGTATAATATTTTTTTCGGATGATGTATTAAAATTTATAATAGATGAATATACGTTGGAACCTGGTGTTAGAAAATTAAAAGAAATATTATTTGAAATAATAGGTGAAATTAATTTAGACATTTTAAAGAATTTTAATACTCAATATGAGATACCTATAAATATAACTATAGATGATATTAAACAAAAGTATTTTAAAGATAAACATGAAATTAAACATAAAAAAATTCATACAGAAAATAAAATAGGAATAATTAACGGGTTATGGGCGAATGCTCAAGGTAGAGGTGGTGTTATACCGATTCAATCTAGTTGGAGACCAAGTGAAAAATTTTTACATTTACATTTAACAGGTATGCAAGGTGATATAATGAAAGAATCGATGAATGTAGCGTTAACATTAGCATGGAAATTAACAACAGAATCAAAACGTAATGAGATATTTGAGTATCATCATATAACTAACAATGGTATTCATATACATTGCCCTGAAGGTGCTACACCAAAAGATGGTCCTAGTGCTGGAACAGCAATAACAACAACGATATATAGTTTATTGAATAATAAAAAAATTAAATATAATGTGGCAATAACAGGTGAAATAACTTTGGATGGGAAAGTAACAGAAATAGGTGGTTTAGATTTAAAATTTTTGGGTGGAATTAAGGCAGGTGTAACTGAATTTATATATCCAAAAGAAAACAAAAAAGATTATGATAGTTTTATGGAGAAATATAAGAATGATAAACTAACAAATAGTATAATATTTAATGCAGTTGAAACAATAGAAGAAGTATTTGAAATTGTATTTGAATAATTTATTGTATTGATTTTTAATATAATAAAATAATATATGTCGACAGTGGGTAATTTTCAAAATACATTATTTGTCAATACAATGGATATATTTAATTCATTGTCATTCTATTCTCCAATAATAATTTGTGTTAGTATAGTTGTATTTTCAATGTTTACTGCCACAATGGAAAAGGCAATGGTGTTTTTCATATGGATATTTATAATAACATTTATTAGAATAATAGTTTTTAAAGGGTTGTCTTCAAATAAAGTTCCTGTAGTAGAAATACCTCAAAAATGTTTGACAGGTTTAACAGAATTATTTATTCCAAAAGATGTAACATATAGCACATATATACTAACATTTACTATGATGTATTTTATAACTCCAATGATAATGGTTTCTACGCAACAGAATGTAAATGTAATGAATTATGGTGTATTATCGTTTTTTATAGCTTATATAGTATTGGATATATTCATAAAAAATTCGTTGTCGTGTATTCCTGGTTTTTTCTCTAGTTTAGTGATAGGTAATATATTAAGCGGTTTATTTTTAGGTGGATTAGTTGCTGGAATAGTAATGTATGGTTCAAAATTGAAAGGTTATTTATATATAAATGAAATGAATGCTAACAAAGAGGTATGTTCAATGCCGACAAAACAGCAATTTCGTTGTTCGGTGTATAAGGATGGAACATTAGTGGGGAATATTTAGATAAATGAGAAACCTATATAAAAAAAGATATATATAAATAATGGAGCAATATAGTTTTCATACAAAACCATTATATATTGGAATAAATTACCGTTATATATTGGAATAAATTACCGTTATATATTGGAATAAATTACCGTTATATATTGGAATAAATTACCGTTATATATTGGAATAAATTACC